CAACAACTTCTTCCCACAACTGGACAAAAGATGAACGTGATAGATAGCTTCAAGAAAACAAGAGGTCGGCCTAAAGGTTCTGGTGCTATGACCTTGAGGAAGTATGCTGATAACCCTCAATCTCTTGTTTTGCCTAAGACTGAACAACAACAAGTCAAAGAACTCAAAGACCTGTTAATCAAGAGTGCTGGTGCTAATGTTGTCCACAAGGCAGTTGAGATTGCCATGAATGACGAACACCCTGCTCAAATGGCTGCTATCAAACTTTGTATGGATCGGATGCTTCCTGTTTCTTTGTTTGAAAAAGAAGGAAAACAAAGGTCAGCAGTTAACATAACTATTTCTGGTATTGGTGGTGTAGTCATAGGGGATAACCCTATAGATGCTGAAGACATAGAAAGCAAAGATGTCTGACCTTAACTTCAGTCTCCTCCCTTGGCAACAAATTGTTTTTAGCGATAAAACAAGGTTCAAAGTCATTGCTGCTGGTAGACGTTGCGGTAAATCTAGACTCTCAGCCATCACCTTGTTAATAGAGGGATTGCAGTGTACTGCTGGTTCTGCTGTACTGTATGTTGCGCCTACCAATGGTCAGGCAAGGCAGATTATTTGGGATGTATTGATGGAGTTGGGGCGTGATGTTATTCAGGCCAGCCACATTAACAACATGGACATCACCCTGATAAACGGAGCAAAAATCTATGTCAGAGGCGCAGATCGCCCAGATACTTTGCGAGGAGTGTCTCTCACCTACGCTGTGCTTGACGAGGTTGCGGACATCAAACCCGAAGCATGGGAACAGGTTATTCGTGCGTCTTTGTCTGATAAAAAGGGTCGGGCAATGTTCATCGGCACTCCCAAGGGTCGCAATTGGTTCTATGATCTGTACAACTTAGGTCAAGAGGAAACGGATACAGATTGGAAGTCGTGGCACTTCACTACCAAAGATAACCCCCTGATAGACTCTAGTGAAATTGAGAGCGCAAAGAAAACACTTAGCACTTTTGCTTTCAAACAAGAGTATATGGCTTCTTTTTCAAATGCTGGAAGTGATGTTTTTAAAGAAGAATGGATTAAATATGGCACTGAACCTGAACATGGCTCGTACTACATTGCTGTCGATTTGGCAGGGTTTGAAGAAGTGGCTAGACAAGCTGCCAATTCCAAGAAAAGGCTAGACCAGACTGCCATTGCTGTTGTTAAAGTCACTGATGATGGCAAATGGTTTGTCAAAGAGATTATTTACGGTCGGTGGGACATCAGGGAAACTGCGGCTACGATCCTGCTGAAGATGCGGGAATACCGTCCTTTGAGCATTGGAATTGAGCGTGGAGCATTAAAAAACGCAGTTTTGCCGTATTTGAGCGACTTAATGCGTAAAAATAATGTATATTCACACATAGTTGACTTGACGCACGGCAACAGGAAAAAGACTGACAGGATTATCTGGAGTCTCCAAGGACGGTTTGAGCATGGGCGTATTGTGCTGAACTCTGAGGAAGATTGGGATGAATTCAAAGATCAACTCTTGATGTTCCCTGCCCAAGGTGTGCATGATGACTTGCCTGATGCTCTTTCCTATATTGACCAACTGGCTGTAACCTCATACTTCCAAGACGATCAAGAAGATGAGTGGGAGCCTCTAGATATAATTTCGGGGATTTAAATGGCAACTGGACTATTTGAGCAGTATAAAACTCCAAAAGGCACACTTGAAGAAAAGTATGCCAAGGAAATTAATACGCCAAATACTACACTCAATGAACTTGTCAGTTTGCTTTTAAAAAACAACGCATACCCTAAAACACAAGCAGAATTCAAACAATTGCCAGAAGATGCTTATGGTTCTTTTGACAAGTGGAAGAATCAGCTTCGAATAAATTTATCAAAAGGAGCAACAGAAGCTGTTTACCCACATGAATTAAATCATGCCTTAGACAATATGCTTCAGAATAAAGCTATGTCGATACAATTGATTCCTACAAATATGAGAACTAATGATGAGCAACAATTTTATGATGCTTTCACAAAGTTTAGAGAAGAAACAAAAATGCCTTTGACTGGTATGAATGAATATAGATCAAGTCCAAATGAATTGAGGTCGTTTGGAGTTGGAAATTTTGCTACAAATTCTCAATATCCTGTTCAACCAGCCAACAATCCCCACATTGATGCAACAATGGCTCAAGAAGCAGCAATTATGAGAGATTTAGCCAAAAGACAAACTACACCAACAGATGAAAATGGAATTTTTAGTAGAACTATAAACAAAATTTTCTATGGTGATCCAATGGGAAATACAATCGGTTCATCAATAAGGTAACGCTATGGCAACAAATAAAGAAGTCAAACTTGAACAAAATGAGTTTTATGAGCCTACTGAGGCTGATGAAGAACTGACAGATTTTGTTACTAGCCACTGCACCAAGTGGCGTGACTACAGAGACACCAACTTTCTTCCTGATTGGCTGGAATACGAGCGTATCTTCCGTGGTCAATGGGCATCTGAGGACAAGACGAGGGAGTCAGAACGCAGCCGAATCGTAACTCCTGCTACTCAACAAGCAGTCGAGACTCGTCACGCTGAGATCATGGAAGCTATCTTTGGTCAGGGTGACTTCTTTGACATTGAAGACAATATCCAAGATGTAAACGGCAATCCTATTGATGTTGAGATGATTAAGAATCAACTCACTGAGGATTTCAAGAAAGACAAAATCAGAAAAGCTATCGACCAGATCGAATTGATGGCTGAAATCTATGGCACAGGCATAGGTGAAATTGTTGTCAAGACTGAAAAAGAGTATGTTCCCTCAACTCGTCCTATTCCTAATCAGCAGGGTCAGGCAGCTATTGGCGTGATGGAAAAAGACAGAATTTCTGTCAAGATCATGCCTGTCAACCCCAAGAACTTTTTGTTTGACCCTAACGGTACAAGCATTGATGACTGTATGGGTGTAGCTATTGAGAAATACGTTTCAATTCATAAGGTTGTGCAGGGCATTGAAAGTGGTATCTACCGTAAAGTGGATATTGGTACTTCGGGTGAAGATACTGACCTTGAGCCAACCCAAGAAGTCTCGCAATATCAAGATGAGAAGGTTCTTTTGTTGACCTACTACGGGTTAGTTCCCCGTGAGTACCTTAACAATATGAAAGAGAACAAGGATATTGTTGAGTTGTTCCCTGAGAATTCAGCGGCAGAAGACTATACCGATATGGTTGAGGCCATTGTCGTGATTGCCAATGATGGAATGCTCTTAAAGGCTGAAGAAAATCCATACATGATGAAAGACAGGCCAGTTCTGTCTTACCAAGACGATACTGTGCCAAACAGGTTGCTTGGTCGTGGTACGGTGGAAAAAGCATTCAATATGCAAAAGGCTATTGATGCTCAGACTCGCAGCCACTTGGATTCACTGGCACTGAGTACCTCTCCCATGATGGCAATGGATGCCACACGCTTGCCTCGTGGTATGAAGTTTGAGGTAAAGCCCGGAAAAGCTATTCTGGTCAATGGCTCTCCTAGCGAGATTCTGTTTCCATTTAAGTTTGGACAGACTGACCCAAACAATCTTGCAACTGCTAAAGACTTTGAGCGAATGTTGCTACAAGCTACAGGAACTCTAGACTCTAACGGCATGATTAGCCAAGCTAGTCGTGATGGTGGCGGTATGTCGATGGCGGTTGCCTCCATCATCAAGAAATACAAACGCACATTGGTCAATTTCCAAGAAGATTTCCTGATTCCATTCATCAAGAAGGCTGCTTTCAGGTTCATGCAGTTTGATCCAGAGCGTTATCCCTCTGTTGATATGAATTTCCTACCTACTGCAACCCTTGGCATCATTGCTAGGGAGTACGAGCAGCAGCAATTCATTGGTTTGTTGCAGACTTTGGGTGCAAATACTCCTGTTTTGCCTATTTTGCTTAAAGGAATTGTTGGAAACAGCAGTTTGTCTAACCGCATGGAGTTGATGGCTAAGTTAGACGAGATGATGCAGCCTGATCCACAAGCACAACAGATGCAGCAAGCTCAACAGCAGTTGGCTATGCAATCGGCACAGGCTCAAATTGCTGTAAATACTACTGCGGCAGAGCAGAACAGGGCTGAAGCACAGAAATTGATAGTTGAAACACAGTTAATGCCTATGGAAATGCAAGCTAAAACTATGGCGGCAACCACAAAAAACCTACCCAATGACGCAGATCAAGCATCAAAAGAGTTTGATAAGAGGGTTAAGATTGCTGAATTGATGTTGAAAGAAGCAGACATCAAAAACAAGTCTAAGATTGTTGAATTGCAGATGGCAAACAAACAAGAGAATCTACGTTCAGTTGAGAACGATTTTCTAGACCAACTGTCTGGAGCATTGAAATGAGTTTATTGCCAAACCTTGACCAGATGACAGATAACGAAAAGTTAGCTGTTCTTGAGTCTATACAAAAGTCAATTGCTGAAAGCAAAGAGATACAAAAGAAGAAGATTGGCGAGAATGTTGACCTTGTTGTCCAAGCCCTAAAGAAGATTGAGTCAGATATTCGTGACCGATTTGATGCGGTTGGTAACTCTATTGAAAAACGTGTTTTGTCTATTCAAGACGGGCGTGATGGTGCTAATGGCAAAGATGGACGGGATGGTAAAGATGGTAAGTCAGGCAGAGATGGCCTAAAAGGGGACAGAGGTGTTGATGGTCGAGCTGGTCGTGACGGTGTAGACGGTGTAGACGGCGTATCAGTAGTCAACGCACAGATTGATTTTGATGGTTCTTTGGTTATTACCTTGTCTGATGGCAGAGAGTTGAATGTTGGTGAGGTTGTATCTGCTGATGTTGCTGAAAAGATCAAAGTCATCAGCACCATGTCTACCAATGCGGCAATTGCTATCAAGGATGAAGGTTCATCAATAACCAGTTCAGTTAAGACCATTAACTTTGTAGGTGCGGCGGTTACTGCTACCAACTCAGGGGACGATGTTACCGTCAACGTAAGCGCAGGAACTGGCACAGTTACAAGTGTTGGTGTATCAGGTGGAACAACTGGACTGACAACAACTGGAAGTCCGATCACCACAACTGGCACGATTACCTTGGGTGGAACTCTTGCGGTTGCTAGTGGTGGTACAGGTACAGCAACACCTAGTTTGGTAGCTGGCACAAATATTACTAGCATTACAGGCACTTGGCCTAATCAAACAATCAATGCAAGTGGCGGTGCTGGAACAGTCACAAGTGTGGCGGCTTTAACTTTAGGCACATCAGGAACTGATTTAAGTTCTACTGTGGCTAATAGCACTACAACTCCAGTTATCACTTTAAATGTACCAACTGCTTCTGCAACCAATCGGGGCGCATTAAGTTCTGCTGATTGGACAACATTTAACAACAAGGGTTCAGGAACGGTTACTTCTGTTACAGGTACTTCTCCTGTTGCATCTACTGGTGGTGCTACTCCTGCTATATCTTTGTCTGCTGGCTATGGAGACACGCTAAACCCTTACGCATCTAAGACTGCGAACTTTGTTTTAGCTGCACCTAATGGTACTGCTGGAGTACCGACATTCAGGGCAGTTGTTGCCGCTGATATTCCTACCTTGAATCAGAATACAACTGGTAGTGCGGCAACACTGACAAC